AGCTATGGAAGTACTAGAGGAGAGGGCATAACATTAAGTTTATCGGTTAATGCTGAAACCTACCTACCTCAATTAGATATGTCTACTGAAAGGTTCAGGGGTAATTTAATGCAAGGTGGGATTAGGGTTAAGACTGAACTTGGGGTAGTCCCGCCAGATAATTCAGCAATACTAAAGGGCGTGGATATTCTTTCCAATAATACTATCAGATAATTACGGTCTTATAATAACCGTGATTTTTTTCGCTGATATATAGGAACAATGACAGATCCTATTATTTTTTCAAGCATAGGTAACTATAGAATAATTAACTATAATTCCGCGTTCAAAGACGTTAACCGGTTTAGAGGGTGGATTATAGAAACCTCGGGAGAGGTTGAAAATTCTAGTTATCTATTAAAGGAATTCCGATGGAGTACCAATAACAGCAATTGGTCTCTGTGGATGCCTTTACTACAGGAAAATATTGATGTGATAGAGCTAGATCCAGCTAAAGAATTTTATGTTGAATTTAAGTTTACTGCAAATTCGGACGAAGATTCTAGTCCTTATTTTCCGGAGGGTACTAACCTAGAAACACCAATAGTTCTAGAAAACTTCGACGTTGATTTAGTTTATAGGGAGATAGATTATAGGGATTTAGCGACAAAACCTGCTATTCTTTGTTCGAAGGAACTTTATACAAAGTCCGTAATATTCAATCCAACTTGTACCGATAAATTATTTAAACCCTACGACGTAAATAAGGGAATAAATGTTTATCAGGATCTAAGCAGAACAGTAAACGAACTTTTTGGCCACGAAATTAATTATTACTCAATTCAGCCTAATGGAAGAGGTAAGGATGTAATATTAAAGGAATATAGTCTTTTTGATGTTGTTGCAGAGAAATGTGTTAAAGTTATGGTTCCGGGGAATAACTTCCCGGACAATAAGCCAATTTATGACACGTTCGGAATACAATTTGAACAGCCATTAGAGATTCACATTGATAGAAAGTATTTTGAAAGTATATTCGGAAAAGGAGCAGCACCAAGGAAGAGGGATATTATTTTTTTCCCACTTACAAACAGAATTTATCAAATAGAATCAACATATCTACATAGGGATTTTAATTTATATCCGGTATTTTTTAAATGCCAATTGATGAAGTATGAGGTTAAACAAAACACCCAATTTCTCAATCCTGTTGCAGAAAAAGAATTACACGATTACACGGTAAATACAAAAGATCTATTCGGCGAAGAGACACAAGATGAAATAGAGAAAGTAACAAAGAAACAACAATACTTTATTTCGTCACAGAGAAGAAGTGAAGATCCTACTAGAGCTTATATAGACCATTATTTACCTATTATAGAATTTGATTTAAACAACAACTACACGATCGTATTTAACAGTTATTATGATTTAGAAAGATATCTTTATGATGATCCTTTATCTAATTCAAAAACAGAAGAGCAAAGGGAAGCAGTTAGATATAAATCAGTTCCAATTTTAGGTGATAATGATGAATTGTCGTTTACCTGTTGGTTTAAAACAAGAAACTATATCGACAAAACCAAACTTGTAAATAGGCCATCAGCAAAATTATCGATATCTTCATACGTTCAGGGTAGCGGAACTATAACATATTCATCATCAACCCCACATAAGTTAACTATGGCGGATGGGTATGTCTCGATACTTGCGGATTCGGCAAGATCTGGTGGATTCAAGATCTTAAGCATCCCTGATCAATATTCATTTAGGGTTGCAGATAATGGATCTACCATATCTGGATCGATAGCAACCTGGAAATTCCAAAAAGCACAGGCAAGAAATTTAATATACGGGAGAAAAGACGGAAATGGCATATCAATACAAATGATATGGTCAGGATCTAATCTTACCCCAACAAGTACTGAATACTTACAAACAGGATCATTTAGAATACTAATTAACAACTTAGAAATATTATCACCATTTGGTGCTGGTACTAATTCTCCGATAGGGAATTTTATACCTACTCTTGACGATTGGTACGGATTCGTATTTAATTTCTCAAATATATTTAAACAATATTCTGTGAATGTTTGGCAAATGCTTTATGACCCCGAAAATCCTGATGCACAAACTTCAGATCTCGGTATAGTGCATTTTAAAGAAGGATTAATTTCTCAAAAATATACATACGAAATTCCTTCAGATATAGAACAAAGTAACCAGGTAGAAACATGGAAAAGTGATAATAACTCATATAAAATACTAGGAAGTCCTTTGTATTTGACTAATCTAAGAATTTTTCAAAATATGATTGAAAAAGAAAAGCAATCAGCAATTCTAAACCAGAACGTGGTAGGAGATTCCCAATTAGCAATAATTATTGATAATGCTAAACCAGTTCTTAAGCTTCCTAAAATAGCTAAAAACAGATAAATTTATGCCGAGAAGACCACCGAAAATTAAATCAACAAGTCTAAGTAAAGAAGATGCGTTGAAGAAAAAACAGGAGCTTGAGGATCTTATTTTTAATAACGAAACATTAGACGGACTTGGATCACCGGATATACCACCGATGAAGCCTTTACGCGTTATGAATTTCGACAGTTTAAAAACTGAAGTAGAAACGGAATCCAAAAGTATATTAGGTTCATTGATTAAGTTCTATATGGACACTGATATTATAGACGAAAACGATTATATCCATTTTAGAGCTAAGATAGATGCTTTAAGTATATCAACAATGGCATTTCAAATAAGAACAGCCCAACACGCTGTTACTAAAATGCTAGACGAAATAGATGCAGGAGGTCAATATCAGGCCAGAAACTTTGAGGTTCTTGCCCAGATGCAGAATCAGCTAATGCAAATGCCCTCCAAATTCCAGGCATATTTGGCAGAAATGGAAAAAACATATAAGACATTAAACACCGAATCCAAAAATTCTGACAATAGACAAAAACCACTGATGACTGATGATGATGGAAACACAGTTACCATCCCTGGTATATCGGGTGAGGGTGGAACTGTTAAGGTTCGCGGAAATAAGAATTTAATGGAGGGATTACAAAATGTAATCAAGACCGAAGTTATAGTAAAAAGAGCTCAGATAATAGATGGCCCAGATAAAAATTTGATAGATCCCAAGATGAAAGATCTTATCACTCCAGAAGATGAGCTAAGACAAATGAAGGAGGAGGAAACAAAGATTGAACTCGACGAAGATCTATTTTAATTATGGTAGAAGAAAAACAACAAAGTAATTATTGGACAACTGAGAGGGTCAATAAAATTATACAGAATGCTGATGAAAATGGGGTAGACTTTAAAGATGTCGACAATCCATTTCATGAGAACGATCCTGAATTAAGACGGGGAGGAATATTATACGAGTATACAGAATGGGAAGTTGAGGAATTTAAAAGATGTGCTTCCGATGTCACTTATTTTGCTAACACGTATTGTAATGCTATGACCGATGAGGGAATTAGAAAAATTACACTTAGAGATTATCAGGAGCAAATTCTAACACAATATCAGGAACATAGATTTAATATATTCTTAAGCCCGAGACAGAGTGGTAAGACGGTAACTTCTTCAATATTTCTTTTGTGGTATCTTCTTTTTAATTTTGACAAGAATGCGATGATTCTTGCGAACATCGGAGATACAGCAACGGAATTGATGGATAAGATTAAGATTATCATGAAGGGTCTGCCATTCTTCTTAAAGCCTGGTGTATTTGTGTACAACGTCATGACCATGAAGTTTGATAATGGATGTAGAATAATGGCTAAGACGACAACTAAACAGTCCTCTATCGGTTTTACTGTTCACTTTCTATACATGGATGAGTTTGCACACATTAATCCAAACTTTATTGGGCAGTTCTTTAAATCTGTATATCCTACCATCTCATCTTCTAAAATATCAAGGATTATTATAACTTCAACCCCTAACGGGATGAATAAATTCTATGAGATATACAAATCTGCTATAGACGGGGAAAATGAATTTAACCCAATTAGAGTAGACTGGTGGCAAGTACCAGGAAGAGATGAAGAGTGGAAAAGAAAAGAAATTGCAAACTTAGGATCCGAAGAGGACTTTAACCAGGAATATGGTAATCAATTTTTAAGCTCTTCTAAATTATTGTTAGATTCATATACACTTAAAAAGTTAAAAAAGACCGAGGTGGAATTCGTACACAAAGAATTACTACCTTTCCAAAATTCTATTGTTGATTATGCAGATCTTAAATGGCATCCCAATTTTGATCCTTCTAATTTATGGGAGGATGGAGAAAATAAAAGATTTGTAATCTCAGTCGATACCGCAGGAGGCGGGGGAGGTGATTATACAGCGGTTAATATATTAAAGGTATCACCTAAACCTATATCTCTTATTGAAGAAAAAAAATTCTTCGAAGATGAGTCTGACTTTTTCTCCCTTTTACAAGTTGGACTTTACAAATCAAACACTATCCAGATAGAAGAACTAAAAGTTTTTTTAGAAGTGCTTTGTACTGAGGTTTTCAATCCCGAACAGATAAAAGTTGCAGTAGAGGTTGATTATAGGGGGGAATATTTGATAGAAAAACTTCTTTTGGGTGAGAAATTCTTTTCAGAAATGCTAGTATTTACAAGGCACACAGAGAGCTCGAAGCAAATGAAAATGGGTGTTAAAATGACCCCAAAGACCAAGGAAAAATATTGTGAGGATCTAAAAATAAACACCAGAAATTCTAGAATAATTCCTACGGAAAAAACAACAATAATGGAATTAAGTAATTTTGGGGAAACCAGCAAGGGAATATATCAAAGTCAGGTTGGTAAAGATGATATAGCTATGACCCTTGTAGTTGCCAATTCTGTGTTTGAATATCAGGATTTTAATTATCTGGTGATGGATATTTATGATAGTATACCAGAAAAATATAAAAATGCCATCAATAAAAAAATGGGTGAATCCGGGGAGAATGGCAATATTGGAGACCCTGCATCTAGGGAAATGGAAACATATAACGTTTTCAAGGACTTCTTTTAACAAATTATTTGATATATACTTAAAGAGAAGGACTTTGAGACAACTCTAAAGTTCTCCCTCAAAAAGATATATACAAGTAAAAAATACAAAATGGCAAAGAAGTTAACTCTGGATCTATCCGTTTTTAAAAGTTCTGGTGTTTACACCTTAGAATTTGACGCTTCTGAAAACATTGTAGTAAATCCTCAAACTGTTAGATTGGTAGTTGGTTTTTCAACTAAAGGACCTTTTAACACCCCGGTTTATGTACCTGACATTCAGACAGCTCTCAAAGTTTTTGGTGACATTGACAGAGCTTTAGAGAAAAAAGGATCATTCTTTCATCGATCTATATTCACGTGCTTAAACAGTGGACCTGTTTTCGCTTTGAATCTACTTAAATTAAATAATACGGTTACTGAAACAGGAACCCCTGACGTAGCAAATGGATCAGACGTTGCTAGATATAGAGCGTTTTCTATTGATACAGCAGAAGCTAACGGTGCAAACTCTACAGCGGATTACACAAGATCCAATGCACTTTTACCAAAACAGGATAAGTTAGTTTCCTCCTATTATAATAAAGAAAAATTCTGGTTTCCTGATCCGAACATGCTTCTTGCCACTATAGATACCACGGAACAGTCCAAATTATTCAGCTTAGTTAACCTTAGCCAAAATCCAATTAGTATTATAATCAAGAAATCTCTTGATGCTAAAATCCCTATCAAAGGATTCGATATTACTGCACAGGAATACTTCGGGTCAAACAATGTTCCGGTATTTATGAATCCTAATGATTACGTCTCTGATTACTTTATAGACGTTATTGCAGTTAGCGGAAATTGGTCTAATTATTCAGATCTTTCTTTGGATCCTATTTATTCTTCCTACTTTACTTCTAAAGGATTTATAAAATCAAAAATTGATGATTTTCTATCATTAAACGAGGTAAATGTTGTTCTTACGACTACCGGATGTTTAATCCCAGATTTTGCAGATCAAAACGGTATAACACAATACATTAAAACACTTATCAATAATCAAGTTGGTCAAACAGGAATTCTTTGTGCAGTAAACGAAGAGGCACTTGATGATCTTGAAAGCAATACATCATTTATAGATTTGGTTGGTCACAACTTGACAGGAGCATTAGATCCTGGATCTATCCAGATTGACAATATAGATTTCTTAAGCTACAGTGCACCACTAATTGCTGATTTTTCATATTCAGTAAACAGTCAAACTGTAAGTGATCTAGTTTCACCAAACGCTCAGTTACTTGAAGTTGGTACCACATACGAAGATTCTTTAGCAAATCCTGGCGTTAGTGGGGTTGATTCGGCAGATTTTGCAGCTTATAATTATCAAAATGCAGATGCTGGATTACCTTATATACAAACTAATTTCCAAGGGGCTACAGCAGGAGGCAGAAAAACTGCATTAAGAGAATTCTTAGCAGTAACATCTACTTCAATCGGACCTAAGTTTATTTTAGGAAAAGTTACATCAACTTTAGCTGGAAATGTAGAGGCTAGAAAATATTTTGCCGACGGAGACGTAGTTAAACTAAAAGTAGAGGAAGTTAAGGAAGTTACAGTTGCACCGGGAAACGTTCAGGTTAGAATTAAATGGTCACACCCATTATTTAAATCAACAACACATCTGGTTGAGCCTTATGATGAGACGAATTTATCATCCGGAAAATATCAATTCTGTAAATCAGATTATTTTGATATTGTAGATCCTCTTGAAACTAGCCCAGGTTCTTTAGGAAGTCCGGTAGTTATACCTAATCAAACGATAGGAAACTTTAATTATTTCGGATATTCAGAGTCTAAAATCTACACAGATTGGGATGGTGGATTAATTAGCGACGGAGATGTTATAAATAAAACATATGATGGATCCCTACTTCAATATATTAAACTTGAAAAATCTATCGATAGAGATGGATTTGAAGTTCTTGAATTAAAGGCTTATGTAGATTCAGATTTAACAACACAGGAAACTGTGGTTGGAATTGGATTAAGCTATCTTACAAATGCAACTGGCGTTGCAGATACGATAGACCAAAATGGATATGATCTAAACATTATATCCTTAGCAGGAAACTTAAATCAATTTATAGAAATTGAATCAATTCCTACTCCGAACGTTCAGGTTGAAATGACATTAGAAAATGTTACCGCGTCGGGATTAGCAGTTGGAGATCTTTTAGTTTCCGAAGATATTGATCCTATCACAGGTTCAAATAGATTGGCTAGAGTAATAGTATCTAAGAGAAATACAACAGGGCCAGGAGCATACAGTGTATATGTAACAACCGATAGACCTATTAAAATCTACTCAGGACAAAGAGTTAATAAATTTAGACCGATTCACAAATTCGTAACAAATCTTAACTTTACATATCTTCCTGGATTCCAATTAAAGAACACACATAAACCAAACGGTAATGATGATAGATTGGATGAGATCTTAAACGTATTGACAGAAACCAATATTGCTAACACCTTATCTGATAGAAACATTATCACATTTAGATATGTTGTAGACACATTTGACGGACAGATACAAACAGATTCTAAGCAGCAGCTTGCAAATCTTGCTAAAAATAGACAAAAATGTCTAGCATTAATTAATGCTCCTTCAATGGAGAAATTTAAAAACTCTATTGATCCTAGATTTACTACTGCACCATCTGCTACCGATCCAGCACCTTTGCTAAGCGCAAGATATATCGCAGACGGCGGTAATCTTGATCTGAATCCTTCATTTAGATTCACACTACCTAGCGAAGATAACGGAGCTAAATTCTGCGGTGTGTTTGCTCCATTCTTAACTATTAGAGAAAATGGTAAAAACTTTAATATCCCACCAGCAGCTCACGTAAGTAACAATTTTATTAGAAAATTCGTTACCGGCGAACCTTATTCCATCGTAGCTGGTCAAAAAAGAGGGGTACTTTCAGGATCTAACTTAGTTGGACTTGAGTATGATTTCTCTCAAGAAGATAGAGATTTTTTAGAGCCATTTGGTATTAATCCGATAGTAAGAAAAAGAAACATTGGATTAGTAATCTTCGGTAACCAAACAGGATATCAAAGAACTAACTCCGCATTTAACAACTTGCACGTTAGAGATCTATTAATTACACTTGAAGAAAGCGTAGAAGATATCTTAGCTAACTACTTATTCGATTTCAACGAAGATTCAATCAGACTTGAAATTAAGACTATAGTAGATAACTACTTATCAGGGGTTAAGAACGTAGGAGGAATTTACAATTTCTTAACTATCATGGACTCTTCTAACAACACTCCTGCTGTTATCGACCAAAATATCGGTATTATCGATATAATCGTAGAACCAGCTAGAGGTATACACAAATTTATAAATAGAATGACAGTTGCTAGAACAGGTGGTATAGCTTCTGGTGGATTTATTCAATTCAGTTAATTTGATTAAAAACACTATAGAGAAATATATAAAATAAAAAATGGCAGGATTACCACATTATACATCTTCTAAGGCGGCGGTTAATAAATTCGAACCGATTTTCACGAACCAGTTCGAGGTGTTAATCTCCCCACCTGCTGCTGTAGTAGCTCCGCAGGGGAATCCAAATAATGGAAACATCCTATTGGAACACGTAAAGAGTGTAGAAGGATTGGGTGTTGATCAGAACCCAGGTGAGACATTCCAACAGTATAAAAACGCTAAAAGATATTATGCAGGAGCTAAACCCCAGCAAACCGGATTTGATCTGGGAATAAACTTTGAAGTCAATCTGGACGAAAATAACTCAATGTATGTTTTTAAAACAATGAGACAATGGGCGGATTTAATTTACAACCCGCTTACAGGAGCTCTTGGTCTTAAGAAAGACTATACAGGAACTATAGTAATAAGTGTTTTTAATAAAGCTGGAGATGTTCATAGAAGAATAACTTGTAAAGATTGTTTTATTATGACTCCTTTATCTCAAATGGATTTAAATTATACAAATCAAAGTTTATTTTCATTGAAGGTTCAATGGGCAGTTGATTATTTTGATGACGTATTCTTATAATAAAATTAAAAAATGGCAGGATTACCACATTTTACTAGTGCAAAAGCAGCAGTAAGTCTATACGAACCGGTATACTTAAATCAGTTTGAGGTTATAATTCAACCCCCCGCTGCGGTTTCCAATCCTGCAGGTAATGCTGGAAGAAGCTTATTGGTTGAAAATATCACCCAAATATCTGGGCTAGAGGTTGACAAAACTCCAGCACCGGTAGAGCAATTTTACAAATTTGCTAGAAGAAGATATGCAGGTGCTGGTGTAGATCAAACGGGGGTTAAACTTAGAATCAACTTTCAAACCAATTTAGATGATAATAACTCCAATTATGTACACAAAACTTTAAGACAATGGTCAGATTTAGTTTATAATCCTTTGACCGGTGCAATGGGAATTAAATCCAATTATGCTGGTGGTGCTTATGTTCTAGTTAGTATTTTTAATAAACAAGGCGACGTTTTTAGAAGAATGAAATTCTTAAATTGTTTTCCGACTAAAGCAATTGATCCTATTCCTTTAAGCTATGAAAACGTAGGGGGATTATACACAATTTCAGCAGAATTCAGAGCAGATTACTTTGAAGACGTGTTTAACTAATCAAAAATATACAAGATAGATATATAAAAGGCTTATCCTACCGATAAGCCTTTTTATATGTTTGACATTTAAGAAGCCACCACTATTAGCAAATGGACGAGAGTGATAGTAAAAACCATAAAAAAATTAAAGGAAAAAGAGAAAAGACTAACCCTTTACAAGGATACATCTCTTATGTTAGCAATGTTCTTTCTTCCGCTTGGGTACGACGCCCTATTCAAACTAATAATGGATTTGAGTGGTTCATATTGGGTTGCAGATGTAATCTTTTACTCAATTTCAGGATGTTTTTGGTTATCGTATATCTTGCTTACGAGGCATTTAAATAAAAATCCTAAATCTTCATCCAATTTTTGAATTATATTTTATTCTAGATACTACAATCAAAGATAGATAAAATATAAAAAGTCATGGATAATAATTTAGATCAAATTGCTTTAGAACAGCTAAGTAGAAAAGAACAAGAAAGTGGCCTTGATTATTCAGATCTACCAAAAGAAACACAAACCCCTAAATCCCTAGGAAAAGCATCCTATGTAGAGGAAATGGAAAGCATCCAAGGGATGGAATCCCCATGGAAAAAGCTTCCTATAGAAAATCTTCCATCTGGAGGATTTGGATATCCCAGAGGAATGGAAATGAGCATCAGATCAGCAGAGGTTGGAGAAATTAGGCATTTTTCTACTATAGACGAAAATGATCCAATAAACATTGATGAGAAA